TAAGTGGATTTGCCGATTCTTCCATTTCTCCACTTGCAACATAATCCGCTACTGTATCAATATAATCTGCTGCTTTGGTTATTTTTGATTGTACCCATGCTTCTAAATTACCTTCACCTTTACCTACGGTATTTCTTAATCTTTTTACGGCATCTTCAATAGTTTTAAGTTCAGATCTTGCCATAGAATACTCATGATCTTTTATTGAAACTTTATCCCATGCTTTTGTGCCATAAGAACACTCAGATCTTGTCTCCCTTTTATCACATAGGGGACAATATCTCTCTTCTTCACTAGATTCTTTAACATCTCTAAATTTTTTATGTTCTTTTTTTGCAGATGCTTCCATTTTTTTAAGTCTTGTATAGTAATCTGGAATCTCATCAAGATGTTGAAGAGCAATATCTCTTGCTAAATCATGATCTTTAGTATGTTCATGCTCAATAGGTTCTCCCATATCAAGTTGCTTTTGTATAAAAGAAACATCAAGACGATGCTTTCTTGCAATTTGCTCAACTGTTTTATGAGACTTAAATTTACTCATTGGTGTAAATGAACCTGTATTTATTTATTGTTCTTGAGACTGTTGCTTTAATAATTTTGCCAATTCTGCAGTTGATCCAACAAAAAGTGCATTATTAACCGTTGTTGGCCCCTTTTGTTTTTCCTCTTCAACATCTTTTTTCATCTTATGAAGTGACATTAACTTTTCTGCTATTTCACTTGTATTTTTAATTAATTGTCCAGCAACTTCATATGCTCTAGGCATCTCACTTTCCTGAGCTAATTCTAGAATTCCATTAATAGCTTCTTGACCTTTTTCTACTAAAGAATATAAATTACCCCTTGCATATTCATAATCTTTTTTTATATCATCCGCAGTTGAAGAATATTTTTCTATTTCATCTGAAACTTTTTCGGCTTTCACCGGAACTATTTCGTCGCTTGTATTAAAGGTCTCATTTAACTTCTCAAATTTTTTAGTCATCTTCATATTCTATTAAAAAGTAGATCCACTAAATCCAAAATCGTCACCTTCTTCAATTAGAGCATTATCCGCAGTGGTAATAGATTTAATAGGAGATCCTCCCAAATGAGAAGTTACTGTTGTATTGTCTTTACCCCTTTCCACAGTAAGGACATTTCCGGACTTACCAACTACATAAATTTCTTCACCTTCCAAATCTAAATATGTATTTGGTGAAATAGAACTTGCATCGTTTACTGCAATTTGAACATCAGATGTTGATATATCGTTAGTTAAGTTTGTGAGTATGATACCAGTGTAATTTTGAATTGCTCTTGGTTCTACCGAATAAATAACCTCCCTCGTTGGGGATGTAATAGTGTCTCCAGCAATATATCCAATAGAAACTTTTTTGATAATGTCTCTGGATGCAGTAGAAACAGGTCCAAAAAGATAAGTCTTAGCAGTAAATCTCAAAGTATAAATCAATACTCTTCTTGTTGTGAAGTCACCTTCATAATCATCTTGCATGGTTATATTTTCAAGAACCACAGGAATATCTCTTTTTTCATTGATTTCATCTACTAATTCAACCGTCATAGTATATGCCGGTTGGAAGTAAGGAAGAATTTGTTCTATTATTTGTAAAGCATCATCATTTAGTTTTGACATGATGCTCAACTCAAATTGCATATTATATGGTACAGGAAGATAAGTTTTTTTAGTTTCTTTTCCGTCAGTTAAAGACTTTGTTAAAAAGTTTTGAGTTGTTGTTGCTTTTCTTGTTGCATCATATGTCAATCCAGTAAATTCAAATGACATTCTAGGTAATGTCATTTGAATTGGTTTACTTAAATCTGGAGATTGATTAATCCTGGCAAGAAATTTTTGTGTGGGTCCGTATGCTAAAGGAATTTTAATAACACTGACTGTTTGATTTGAACTATCTTTGTGTTTAATAGATATGTTATTAAAAAGAGAACCAAAAGATATTACAGTTCTTCTTAAAATTTCGTGATAAAAATATTCAAACATATTCGTGACTTGTAGTATTACTATTTAATCTACTTAATAACTAATATTTATATTATGGCATACCAAATGGATTGTTTTCACTAAAATCTATTATATTATCAGCTTCTTGCTCAATTTCATCATTTGCAGAATAACCATCTTTTGTCGGGAAAATAGGATTCATTGATCTCAAATAATGAGAAGCACTTGAAGAAGATCCAACAATATTTTCACCTAAAACAAAGTCTCCAGTAAGATTTGAAACTTGTAAAACTTTTGTCTTAGAGTTCCATGACTTAACTTTTGCAATAACACCACTAACAGATCCTGTAACTGTTTCATTGAATATAAAGTTTCCTGAAGAAGTTAAAGGTGGATTTCCTATGGTGATGGACGGAGGTTCCATGTATGCAAGTCCAGCATCTGTAATCAAAATAGAAGTAATAGATCCAGCAGCAGATACAATAGCCGTAGCAGCTGCAGAAACTGATGAAATACCAGTAAATATAATATTAGGTGGATTTATATATCCAGATCCGCCATTTGTTATTGTGATTATGCCTACTATACCATCACCGATAGTAGCTGTTGCTATTGCACCACTTCCACCGCTACCAATAAATCTTACTTTTGGTGCTACTGTATAACCATATCCTGGATTAGAAATCAAAACAGTTTGAACAGATTTTGCTTGAGGATTTACATTATCATTACAAACAACAACTCCACCGATCATTTGAGCGATAGCAGTAGCAGTTTTTCCTCCACTTGGTGCAGAAGAAATCCCTACAGTTGGAGTGCTTGTATATCCACCACCTCTATTTGTTACCGTAATAAATCTAACTCCGCCGTTTACTATTGAAGAAATAGCAGAGGCAGTAACTCCTATACCAGACATTACAAGATCGTAAATATTTCCGGAAGGACCCTTTTCTGGATTATTTGGATCATTTCCACTAATCAAACTATCAATTTCATCAATACTAGTATCGATAAGTTCATCTTCATATCTAAAGAGTTCACACCTCAGTTCATAAGTATAATTTCCTTGTAATTGATAAAAAGGTTTTTCGTGCTCTACATATTTAATTTCAAATAAACGTCTTCCTAGAGGAAAATAAACTAAATCTCCTTCTCTAGGTCTTGAGTAAATTTTAATATCTGATTGATTTTGTATTAGCGGTGAAATATAATTTTCGTATCTCTCTCTGGAAATTGTTAATACAATCTCGTTAAGTGCTTGAATACCAAATTTTGATAAAATAGTTGGATTATCCGAATAACCCTCATAATTGTTAATATATGCTTCAATAGGATATGCGTTATTGAATTCTGATTCAATAACTTCTCTTATAACAGTTTTTTCTGTGATATATTGTCTAGGAAGATAATAAACTTCAACACCATACATTCTCAACTGTTCGTTGATGAGGTCTTGAATAAGACTTTGTTCTGTATTAGATCCTTGAAGAAAAAATGGATTAAGCATAGATTTTAACCAATCATATCTAGTGGTGGAAGCTCATAGGTATTTGACATTTTTTCCATTAATATATCAATTTCTCTTTGGGCGTCATCATACATTTGTCTCCCATTTAGTTCCACTCCACCTGGAAGTTTTACTCCAGTAAATTTCATCATATTTTGTCCCCATTGACGCTTAATCAATGAGGTTAAATAAGGTTTTATAAAAGAATCGTTCCAGACTCTAGAGTAGTCATTTGGATCTAATGTTGAATAACAATCAATGATCAAGTATTGATCAGCTCTAACAGAACCCCAATCTATATCCAGGTATAATCTATCCTGTCTTTTATTAAAACGTATTTGTTTTTGCGTATTTAATAAAAAATCCAAATCTTCCAAATAAGTTTTAACCATGGCATAACTAAGAAGTTCAGTTGTTCCCCAATAGTAAATATCATTTAAGAACAACTGATATTTCACGCTGAACATATTATTTGTAATAGTGTTTGCTCCATCAAACATAAAAATCTTAGTAACACCTATAATATTTGGCGGAACTTGTAAATAGTTACTATTTTCCTCATAACTAAATGTTGTAGATGTACCAACAATGTTTGTAGTAACATTTGTTGTTACTATACCAACTCTATTATTTTCTCCTTTTGCCCTTCCCCTATCAATATCATTTTGAGTTATTTTATACTTATAAAAAGTTGGGTAAACACCATCAAAATGTCTTTCTTGGAAAAACTGAACTGCATCATCTACCAAATCTTCAATCTGCTCATCTGCAACATTTATTTCCAAAACAGGAGCACCTAATTTTCTCTTGCAGTAGTCAATTAATTCTTGTCGGGTAGATGGTTGTGCCATTAGATTCTAAGACTAGAAATTACTTCTTGTTGACTAAAATATAATTTAATATATGACTTTGCAAGATCTCTCAAAGTTTCAACATCACTTATACTATCTATATCTCTAGAGAGTTTTTCATACTCAAACATTTTTGACATTGTTTCCAAAGAAATTTTATCAGGATCCATTTGCTAAATTCCTCAATAAGGTTTTAATTTCATCCAAGTCATTTTTAATTTCACTCATTTCATCCTCAAGATTTTTAATCTTTTTTGATTCATTATACATTCTTTTGTAATTTTCAATGTATTTTTCATAACCATCTGAGTCAAAATTAACTATTCCGTTGGAATTAGTATCCCTTGCCAGATGGTTTTTATCTTTTACTTTAAGATAATCCATATCTACTATACTCTAGGTTTGACAGTAGCAATAACTCTCAATTGCTTAATTAATGGTGGAGTTGCTTGATTCTTTCCTGCCAAAATAATTTTAACAGAAAATGCATTAAAATCTGGTAAATCATCAACTGAATACTCATAATCACGGAACGATGAATCTGATGTTTGGGATACAAAACTATCCTGAGAACCGTCATTCAATGAAGGATCAATGACTCTCTTAATTCCCTGTCCATCAACTTGATAATTTGAATATCCAGGGAATAATTCATAATTTTGAGATGATTGTGGAGAATCATCTCTATAGAGTTGGTAAAGAACTCTAACATCATTTGTTTCATTTCTACTTGCAGTAAGTAGAACTTTCAGAGAGTTTGCCGGCAGTTTTAGTCTAACTGGTTTAGAAACATAAATTGCAGAATGCTTATCATCATATAGACTTCTTACATTATCGTCGTTAGCATAATTTGAGTCATCATTTACTCCATTTGGACTATTAATTAGATTTGAAGTTAAGACAGCATTTACTCTAACCAAATCAATAACTGGAGATACTCTTGTATCTGTTGTATTCATTAAAAATTCCATTGAGAAAGACTTTCCACCTGGAGATTCTGTAATAAACTTCTGCTCATTAATGTCTGAGCAGACTAATTTTGGGGTTTGGAAGAAAGTTGTACCTGTTAGTGGTATTGATTGGAATCCATCATCTACAAATGATTTTTCGTTTCCACTAATACTAGTTCCCGTAAATGTTCTTACTCTGCAACTTAAATCAGTTTTCCCGGGAATAATATAAGATACATTTGGAGTAACTGCTTCAAACTGAATATTATTCGTTAAAACTGTTCCAGTATCTCCAGATTGAATAGTATTGTTGAAATAGAGGTCATTAGACCTATCAACTCCAATGATGTTATTTTCAGAATCAGTATCTGAATTGTCTATTTTAATATAGTAAGAATTTAAATCAATTGGATGACTATCGGAAAGAGCATAAGCAAAATTATGAACTTTATTAATTCTTCTGAGAGAAACTCCATTAAATTCATACTTATATACATATGTTCCTGCATCATATGACAATGCTTGAGAACCATCTACAGACCTTGCGGCGGAAGTTAATCTATTTCCAGATACCCCAGTGTAAGAAATTACTTCATTTCCTATAATTACATAACCGGGATTTGATGGACTTACAGAAATTCCTTCAAAGAGATCAAATCCACTAGAAGAAGTTAATGGAATTGATGTGAGCGAGTTAGTAATGTCTTCGGATAGAGTTGAATTTGTTTCCGTTAATGGAGGTCTAAATTCACTAATTCTTACATAGTTTTCTGTGGAATGCATTCCATGATTTTGATGAATTACCTTCATATGAAGACCATCATAATAGGGATCTGGTGTAATTGATTTTATTGTAACTCCAACACCTGTTGCAACTTCAGTTCCGGAAGAGTTAATATAATTTACTGTACTAATTCCTACAGTAAATGAACCTTGGACATTATCAATAATAAAGGTAGCATTTGATGCAATACTTGCTACAGATAATCTTCCACCAAAACCAATGTTTTGTCCCATACCAGTCTCTGGAATTAATAAAGAATCTCCCACCTTATAACCAATACCACCATCAGTAATTGTTACGGTAGCAATTCCAGAATTAACAACTCCAATAGTAGCAACAGCACCAGAACCATTCCCAGTTTCAGTCTCAAGAGAAATTCCACTGAAAGTTCCATCAGTATATCCTATCCCTGCATTAGTAACAGTAAGACCAATTCCTGTTCCAGAAGAGATATTTCCAGCAATTCCAATAAGTTTTCCTGTAGCAGTTCCTTGCTTTAAGGTAACTCCTGGAACAACATTAACTGGATCATAACCAGTAGAACCTAATCCAACAATAATTCTCTTAGACAGAGGTAGGAATTGATTTGCTCCAGTTACGGTTACTTTACCATTTCCTAAAGCAAGTTTAGGATTAAAGAATCTAACAAGTCCTTCTGTAGAGGTAAAATCTGCTCTATATAATTTATATTTCAAATCCTCTAATTGCGAAGGAGACCAAACTGAACCATTTTGAGATTTAAACAAACTTCCCAATGTTGGTTGAACAGATATTTTTATTCCAGTTTGAATATCGTTCTTCCCAAGCTCAGAAATAAAGACTCTATATTGAGGACTATTTGAAAGAAGAACAATTGAAAATTCTGATGACTGTTGACTACCTATAGGTGCTTGACGAACCTCCAACTGTTGTGGTCCGGGAAGATAAACTGGAGATGGGAATGTAAATCTAGTGGGTACGGAAGCATCTGTTGATAGATTTATTTGATCTGGAGATAAAGTAACTTCAGAGAATGGAACTACCATGGTGCTAGGAACTCCAGCAATCATTGGTCTAATCTGTAAAGTTACGGGAATACTTTCATCTTTAGTCTCAAAGAAAACGTCTACTGATGTTAAAAATACTCCAGTATTATCTCTAACATAGAATGATTGTGCCAGAGGGTCATGGTTTTCCCATACTTTAAATTGAGGTGTTCCTGTTCCGGTAGAAATTCCTGTTTGAGTTTGAGTTTTTGTAACAGTAGTTGTATTTGTAGTTGTATTTGTAATAGTATTTGTGTTGATATTAAATCCACTTAAAATTGTTATATTTCTAGTAGTTAATATCTTCGTTTCTGTTACATTTCTAATTGCCGAAGAAGTAAATTCTGCTTCACCAGAACTTTCATTTATTCTAGTATTTGGAATAAACGCTTGTAAAGCATTACCCAAGTTCTGTAATGTTGGAGTGTCAATGAGACTAAATGTGTTCTGCCCATTAATCCATTGTGGATTTCCTGGTACATTTGGATTTGGAACATATAGAGAACCAATCAATCTCCCACTATTATCTGAAACTAAACGAATATTTCTAATAATCGCAACAGCACCAGAAGTTTTTCCGATTAATCTCATATTTAAACCAATCATTCCATAATATTCAACTTCGGAAGGAAGTTCCAATGCTCTTGTATCAACATTCAAGAATGTAGAAGATTGACTGTAATCTTCTGGCATTGGTTGTTGAGTATATGGATTTAACTTATAAACATCTGTATTTGATGAAGAATTAAATGGTCCGGTTCTATGATTTGGTCTACAAAGTCTAAATCTTATTTTTTGAGATACAAAGAGAGGATCACTTTCTACAGTTTCACCTATTTGGAATTTTCCAGTAACCATTTGAATCTCTAGAAGTTTTGGAATTACATAGTTATTAACATCAATTCCTTCAAAGAAACTATAAAATCTAGTTACAGGACGTAATCCCTTAGCATCAAATTCAATATTTCTAGTTCTTAAAAATCTTACTTCTTCAGTAAAATGAGAGATTGATTGAGATGTAGTATCTGTTGTTATAACTTGAGGAGGAACAGTTATAGTTGTTATATTTGATGATGACTGTGTAGATATAGTTGTGTTGCTGGTTTCATTCACGGTAAATTGTGGTGTTCCTCCTCCTCCAACACCAAAGTTTATAACTGCTCTTTTATTGATATTATTAGTTTCAATTGCGGTTATAAATTGTGTTGCTGCGTCTGGGGGTAAAAGTTGTTTTATTAAGTCTTTGTCTGCCTGAGTTACACTACTTTTCCATACATTAAGTTGGAAAGCATCACTACCAATAACATTTTGACGTCCTCCTGCACCAGTAGAAGCAAGAGTTGATGAGTTTTCATTTGGATCTATTTTAATACCGATTCCACCAAAACTACTTTTACCTGAAAGGAGATTTTTTGCATTTTGAATCCAATCAAATCCACCGGTTCCAGTATTACCTCCGGTTCCCGTTTGTGGTGCTGGTTGATTTACAAATACTGTATTGTTTACCGTTACATTATTAACTTTTGTTATATTTTGATCTGCTCTCTGTACATTATTTGTAATTTGATTAAAACTTGTTGTTGTAAATGCCCTTTCCTCAATCCAACTATCAAGAGGTGGATTTAATACTATTGAACCTGTCCAATATCTAACCAAAAATGGAGTTACACTTTCTGATTTTGTTGCATATGGTTGCTCAAAATATTGAACTTCATTATAGTTTAAAGTAATTAAGTCTCCAGTTTTTCTTATATTTGGAGAACCTAAATCACTAACATAACTTTGGTCTACATTTGGGTTGAAGGTTTGTCCAATTCCACTAATTGCTTCTGAACCCAACTGTAAATCAATTGAAGTTGTATAATGTGTTGGTCTTAATGTATTTGTACTAGTATCAATTGCAGTTGAGAATATTGGATTTTGAATGTCATGATACTCATGAGAACTGAAATCATCTACAAAGAATCCACATTTAAATCTATCTAAACCAGTTTCTGCATCTTTAATGGTAAAGTTTTCAGTTTTACTTTCAAGCATTGATAATGTAGTAAACTTTTCAACTCTCTGAAGTCTTTGTTCAAGAAGAGCAATGTCTGACATTCTATATCTCTTATGTTCAGACATGTCAACTATAACATTCTTTACGTTATAAACATAAGGTGGAATTGAAATTGTAGATATATCTAAAGAATTTGCTTTTAATGGTGGTGGCAATGGATTGTCACTTGGAATTCCTTGTGCTACATCAAATGTACCATCACTATTCAAGAAAACTCTATCAATTCTTCCCAAATAATAGGAGTAGGATAACACTATATTTTCACCTGGACATAGAATATACTTTGAATATTGACCATCTGAGGCAAAGTTTCTTGCAGAGAATTCAAATGGAGAATATGAAGAAGCAGTATAAGGAGCAACTCTTGGTCTTATATCAATGTAATCGGTAAGTCTTGAATTATTATAAAATGGAACATCGTGCTTAAAGTTGTCAATATTATAACTATTTGCTGTAATAAATTCACCAGTGTCTGATGCATCTATAGTATAATTTTGGAAAATGATCCTTATTTTTTTAGAAGGTGCTTCAACGTTATTTTTTCTAATAATTCTAGAATAATCATAATAAGTATCTCTTTGACCATTATCAAAAATAAAGTTTTGGGTGATGTTTTTATCACCAATAGTTTTGTCTATGATAATAGATTCTTCGTTTGATTCTTGTCCAACAACAACTTCATTTAACGCAAATTGAATTGTATTTAAATATACATATTCTAATTTATCAATTCCAATTTTACTTACTATTATAGCAACAGCACCAGTTTCTTTACCTTCAATTCTTTCTCCAATCACATAATTTTGATTGTTATTTTCATTTCCAGAAATTTGAATATTTGGTAAAGATGGATTTGATGTAGTAGTTGATTCGTAAACTGCAAGAACTCTTACTGCATCTGGAACATTTAAACTAATTTGTTTATCTTGAACTCTTGTTCCGTAAATATTGTTATATGCCAGTCCATCATTGAGAGTTGTTGTTCCTATTCCTGAGTTTGTTAGAGTTGAATTTGAAACAACTAATGAAGAAACTTTATTTAACTTTTTGGACTTTGAATTTGGTTTTAAATTCTTTACTGTTGCGATTACTTTCGTTACTTCAGAACTACTTGACTTTGTAAGTCCATTAAATGTTAAAGTTTTTCCAGTTGGATCTAAATTATATTTGTCTGCTCTCATAGGTTCAATTGAACCATCAGAGTAACTAATTACAAATCTGTCTTCATCAAAAGAATCAAAATAAATATCTGGTTCTGTTGGATCTATACTTATTGAAATAGAACTGCCTGAGAATGATGCAACGTTGAAAGAACGTCTTTGAACTACTTCATTATCCTCTAAACTAACTGAAGAAATATTACTTTGCGATAATCTTGTAAGTAAAGATGAGTTTTGACCTTCAAGAGAAGGAGAAACTTTAATAATATTAGTAACTTCAAAGGAACCTGGAGGTAAAGTTCCATCACAAACTCCACTAACACTAGTGATGCTAGCAATTGTAAATGAGGTTCCTCCAGCAGCAACATTGGTTACTTTATTGTATATTGGATCTCCAACAAAAGTTGTTGATGCATAAGAAACAATGTCTCCGACCTTTACTAAATTAGTAAAAACATTTCCAAGACCAGAAGAAACTACACCATTATTAACTCTAAAAGTAGTTCCTGGTTTAGCAATATATGAACCTCTAGAAAGAACTAAATCGGCATTGAATGTAGATACTCCAACTTGAGAATAAACTGACTTTATATCTGAAACTGAATAATCGGTAACTGATTTTATTAGTCTACCATCATCAATTCCATTAATCGTAATCTGTTCATTTTCTAGGAAATTTCCAGTAGTTTCGTATAAAGTTAAAGTTGATATGCCTGCAGATACTGATTCTTTTAAATATCCAGATGCTTTACTTCTCTTTCCTTCAATAAATGCTGGAGTTGAAAGTCCATTTGCAAATGGAGTGTTGACTTGTATGTTAGTAAATGTTTGAACATCAAATAATCTAAGATTTAATCTACTAGTATCATCTACATAATCACTTTCAGGAATAAAGTCATAAACTCTAGCATAACCAATAGTTGTACCTGAGGCAACATTTGGAGATGCTCCAATTCTAGAATTCATTAAACTAACTACAGTATTAGTACCAATTCCTATAGTTGGAGAACCATAAGAATTATTTACTACACATAGAGTACCTGCATTATATGAAATTACCTGATTTGAAATTGTTTTAGTAGTTCTTGTTTTTGGAACATCTAATAATTTTGGAGCAATTGTTTCTACATCATAACCATTTACATATGCTTTTCCCGGACCAATTTGATAAATCATCAAATCTTCTTTGGGATTATTTCCTTGAACTGTCAATTGATTTTTAAAATAAATCCCATTATTCAAAACTCTATCATTAAGACTATCCCTAACAAATAAGGTAAAAGGTCTTACAAAATAATTTCCAGATTCATCATATGTTCTTCTTGCTAACTCGTCCCTAATTAGATTATATTGTGGATTTACATTAAAAAATTGAGGAACTCCGTTTTCTACTCTTAAAATTTCAACAAAACTATTAGTTTCTAAATCATTAATATCTTTTTTATCTAATTCAAGAGTGATTTTAAATCTATCTGCTCCAGGTGCAGAATAATTAGAAAATCCTTGCGCATTATCAAATAAACTATTGTCCTCATCTGATGTTACAATCTCTTCGATTATATTAAATCCAACTTTGTATGAAGGAGATGTTGAATATTGATCTAAAAGAATAGTTTGAGAATCTACCCTAGCAAAAACTCCTCTTACAAAATAAACTCCACTTGCAACAGATACCGCAGATGCTTCAGAAATTGCATTTGTAGATATTGTATTGCAAACTCCTTGACCAGATTGTATAGAAAAATTGCCATAAGTTAATAATGGACTTTCTAGTAATATGGCCTCTGCATCTTGAAATGTTTTATTGGCAAAATCTTTTCCACCACTTTCAAGATATTTTAGATATAAAGTATAATTACCTCTTTCAGAATTTGAGGCGCTTAAAACATAGACAACTTCTGCAGAAACTCCACTTATAGATCCTCTAAGTTTTTTTCCAAGAATCTGATCAAAATACAATGAAATTGGAGAACCATTGAAGGTAGATTCAATCTCTACAGCATAAAGTGGATTTTCGTATTTTAATTGTCCAGGAATTACAACGGACCCCTCTTTAAAAATATGTTTTCCGTGCTGTTCAATTTGATTTTGTAAAATTGACTGCAAAGTTGTCAATTCTCTTGCTTGAATTGGATAACCAGGTTTAAATAAAACTTTATAATAATCTTTATTTACATCAAAATCATCAAAATATGGAGAGATGTTGAGGTTGGTTTCCTGTGACATAATTCTTTAGAATTGCAAAATAACTTTAATATCTTCTTTTTGATTTGATGATCTTGTAATTGATGGTCTATTGTCAACGTAAATAATATTTCCGGAGTATTTCTTTACCTCTGGATTTGATATTCCGTTAATAAAAGATTGTCCAAGATTGTATGTTCTATTATTTAGTGTAGTAGATAAACCAGTAAATGATGTATCAATCAAAAGATTAGTATTATTCAATACTATTGTTCCTCCAGTTCCAACAGAACTAGTAAATCTATTAAGACTTATTCCATATGTTGGGGATGAATTTTGTGACCCATCACTATTAAATCCAACAAGACTTTTATCTTGCCAGTATTTTAAGACTCCAGTATTTTGATCATAAGAAACAACTCTACCAACAGCAGTGCTTCCCGTGCTAATAGTTTGAGTAATTCTTGTATTTGGTGTAAATATGGCACTACTATATCCAACTCCAGTTAATTTTAAAGCATATACTGCACTTACTTTATCAATATCTAATAAAGAAACTGAGTCATAAGCTTGAGGATTTTCAACCAATCCAACTCTAGCAATTTTATTTCCTATAATAAAATCTGGGTTTTCTATATCATTTTCTATTCTTGAAAAAATAAGAACATTAAAAGCACCCAATTCCCTATAAATATCGGATCCATGACCTCCTTTTGGTGGTATAATGACATCAAATGTTGGTGTCACTGAACCAGTAGGAACATTTCCTCCGACTAAATCGACAGTCCCGTAAGTATATCCCGAACCACCAGATGAAATTACAATTGATTCTACCTTAGAATTATTGTTGATGACTATAGTAGCTTTAGCACCACTCCCATCACCTTTGATTGGAACATTAGTATAAGTTCTATTTGCTGTTCCTAATCCAACGCCACGATTTGTTATCGTAATAATTTTTAACTGATTATTCAAAGATGCGGCAGCATTTCTGATTGGAGAAAATTCACTAGAGGTTTCCCAATTTTTTGGTACTGGTATAAAATTAACAGTGTCAAATTTTATAATTTCGCTTGGTTTTATTGTGTACAAATATTTCCATATATATCCATCTCCACTATCGCCAGCAGATTTTGGTTCTAAATCTGTAAAAGTTGGTTCATCTAATGATGGTCTTCCTTCTGGGTTTTCTGGATCAGTTCCATTTTGAAGGCAAATATAAACTTTAAAATCGCTATTAATTACATAATAGTTTGAAGAATATAAACTGGTTGCACCCGATGGCTTAGATGTCTTTGTTCTGCTAATATCATGACGATACATATCATAAGTTGTTCCGGAAGACCATGTGTTTTTCCTAACAACTTGATTCACATCACTTGATTTAATCCTTTTTAGAGCAACCATTGTATCCCAATAATCATTCTCTTGCTCAAAACTATCTCTAGGAGATGGTGGATTTAAATCCCAAGATGAGTTGTAATCAGTTGCATTAGTTAAACCAACAAAAGAATAATAAAAATTACTTGAAGAAGTTGCTGCTGAAACAAAATTCTTCGCGTTTAAAATTCTTAATTGGTCAGTTATAATTGCAGACATTTTACGGTTTTTTATCTATTTATGAGGTTGAATATCCAATATATTTCAGTCTATTATATCTTTGTACTATTGGAGATGTTGAAATACCACCAACATTTGCATATGAGGTAAACTGCTGTGGATCTATACGAATAGGAGTGTAAATTCTCCCCCAACTATACTCTCCGTAAAAACCACTAAAACCTAAACCAGATAATCCATTATAATCAGAAATACTTACAGTTACTTTTGAAACATAAGTAATACCAACTCCAGGAACTGCGGTTTGTGCTATTGAAACAGCAGCAACTTGATAGATATTATCAATAAATGTAGTACCTATACCAACAACTCCACCAGAAGAGTTTAATGATGTAATTCCTTTACCAACATTTGACTTATTGATGACAAAATAATATCCAGTTTGAATCCCACTAATTCCTGTAGTTGCTACTCCTACCGTAACTGATTTACCGTCTCTCAATGGAGAACTTAAAGGAATAAAGAGGTCAAATATTATACCTGTTGATGCTACGCCAACAGTGGTTGTTTTAATTCCAGTTATAACTCCAAAGTCTCCAGAATAAGAAATATTATCAATAATCTCATATTTTGGTTGTGGTGGTTCGATTAAAACTATTGGTGGATTAGAGGTACTATATCCAGAACCTGGATTTGTTATTGAAATAGATGAAACAGTACCACCAATAGATATTGAAGAAACTGCTAGTGCCGTTATTCCCAAACCAATCTTGAAGTTAACATTATTTTTAACTTCTGTATTTAAAGTTTCTATTGAAATAGCAATAGATCCAATTCCTATAGACGATATTGTGGTCCCGGCGGAAACTACAGAAAGTGGTTCAAATATTTCATATCCAATAGCAATATTTGAAGTATTAATACCCGTAATTAAAGTTGTATTAATACCAACATTACCAGAAGAAGAAATGAGATAATCAAGTGAATTTTGTATTGAAACTGTAGGTGATGTTGTATATCCAACACCACCATCAGTTATAACAACCGAAGAAATAGTTCCAGAAGATGAAACAACAGATGTTGCTTCAGCAGAAACTAAGTTATCTTGTGATATAATCAAAATCTTGTTCTGTGGTTTTTCTGTTATACCGTCACGAATATATTCTTTTTCGCTATCGAAAAATGTTTTAACACTTTCTGTGAAAATTACTGTAGAATCTACTCCAACGTTTTGTATAATATTTGAAACTGGTTGAATATATGGTTCATATATTATTCTATCCTTTCCTATAGGTTGATTATTGATGAATAAATCTTCAGTTTGTCTGCACCAAAGAACGGGTCTTAGTAAATTCAAATCCTGAGATATTCCTGACCCAGAATATAAGTTTGTTTCTACTGAATCGGAAGAAATAATTTCCGTTACCAATCTATCATCCTGTTCCAGAGAAATATTATCACTCTTAAGAGTTACAGAATCGCCAATTTTTATCGTTTCCAAGATATCTACAACTCTAGTATCAACATCAGCAGTTCCTTTGTAGAATAGTATCTTAGAGGTGTCACCTTCTTTTGGTGCCTCTGTGAATGTTATTGTACTTCCGCCGTTAAAAATATATCCTTGTCCAGGAACTTGCAAAATATCATTTATAAAGACTAGCAAAGCAGATTGAACTTCTTGTCTAGGTAATTTTTCAGATCTTATAGTAGTTTGGTTCCCCTCTATTAATATTGGAAATACTGTTCTTTGACCATTAAAAAGAGAGTCCAATGGATCAATAACTTGAAGATTTCCAACAACCCAAGCAGCAAGTTGATCAGAATAAATCTGATCAACTATAATTTGAAACTCTGAGAAACTTGGAGAAGATGTTGTCTGTATTCCAGTCGTACCTCCAATCGAAACAGTTAAAATTTCACCTATATTATACCCATAACCAAGATTTTTTATTTCGAAAGAAACTACACTTGATCCTTGTCCAACAACAATATCAATATTGGCACCAGTTCCAAATCCTGTTGTTGATTTTGAACTATAGACTAGTGGAATATTTGAATATGAAAGGGGTGGATCAAATATAACTGATGGTGGATTTGATATTGTGTATCCTACTCCAGGATTTGTAATTGCAATACTGACAACACTGCCATTTATAACTGATGCAGTACCAATAAATTCAATGCTTGAATTTTCAAGGTTATCCGTCCTAACTCCAACATTTATAATACTTTGAACTCCTGATCTATAACCAGAACCACTATTACCGATACTTATTGATTGAATTGTACCGGATAAAGAAACAACTGCAGTTCCTCCTGCAGAAACAAGTGGTTGATAACCAAATCCAGAAGTAGATCCAATAGAAAGAATAATACCTCCTCTCGGAATACTAGATGTATTCACATCATAACTATTAGAAATTTCTGAACCAGTGAAAGTTACACTAGTTATTCCAGAATTTTCAGATAAATCATAATCCCCATCAACTCCAACTGAAACAGGTCCCTGGAAAATATTATTAATGAGTAAAATCGCATTGTCGCTTGATATTCCAGATACATTAGATCCATTTGATTTTAATTCAAATGTTTTTCTAAATCCATCGAACTGATTGGAAATATCATCAAAAATATAGTTATTTTTATATGGTTCATATAAAGTATCTGGTGCTGCAGATCTTAAAAACACCCTTCCACTGAAAGATGAACTAGTTCTAATACCAATGTAATCTTGTTCATCTGGATTAGTTGATTGTCCAACAAAAGGAACATTTCCAATTGGTGCATCAGTAAAATGCAGTACATTATCTATAATATTGTAGTTACCAAATATTTTAGTAACCAAAGTTGATATTGTATGTGTGGATATTTTGGTTCCCAACCAAGGTCTAATGACAGATATTGAATTTGTACTTCCAATACCAACAGATGTAACTTTCATGATTTCATTATCAATTTTAAGTAAATCACCACCACTAATAGAAGTTATTCCTGATACATAAATTTCAGAATCAAAAACACTAACACTTGTACTGAGACCAGTTGTAACTGATGTTGAAACTATTGGATATTGGATTAAATTGTCAATTCCTATAATGACCTTTTTGATTTGATTCTTTGATGTAAATGTATGCGAATTTCCTATTCCAATGGAAGTTAAATCCAAAACATTTGGTATTCTTTTAAGTGCTTCAGAAGCTGAAGCAGAAACTTTTACTGATTTATCATCAACCTTAACAATATAAAGTGATGTTGGGAGTTTATCGGTGCTTCCAATTCCGGGAATTGAAGTAGTCGCTATTCCAATCGGTTGAGTTGTACCTTCTCCTGGAGAATAAACAACTTCCTCACCGGTTACATAGAAGTGGTCTGGAATTATTATAGTATTTGTATCTATCTTTACTATATTTGAGTTACTAGCATTAAAGTATCTTTTGAATATGGGATTGTTTCTATATGTTAGATTAAATTCCCTGTTAACATCATTATCTGTTCCAGTATAACTTCCATAATCATAGTTTATTGATCCATTAGTAAGAGATATCTCATCAAAATCACTATCCAATCCAAGATCAACTTTAAATACTTTTAAATCGACATCAATATTTGGTACAGGCGTAAAGTAGATATTTGTATTAGAACTAGAAATACCCGCAGTTATAATACCCAAAGACGAATTTGTTTCTAATGTACCAAATTCTACATTGTAAGATTGCGAATCGTCCGAAAGTGTTAAAATCTCAGAAAGTTGATATTCTAAATTAGTTTTATCCTCAACACTAACTATCAAATATGAAGAATTATGGAACTGATTATTAAAAGATCCAATTATAGTAGAAGATGGAGAAGCTGATGAAGAAATAGCAGTAGATGATGAATTTAAAGAAGCACCTTCTAATATTTGAGTCCCAACACCAGAAACTGCATTATTACTCAAAGAAACAATGAAAGTATTGACTGAATAATCAACTGTTGTTGAATTTTCTGGTATTAAATCAATCAATACATCTGAACCGGATATGTACGCATTATAACTCCCTATTCCAATGGACGATCTTGTTGTTAAGTTATCAGATGAGAGTTGACCATAATCAATTAAGTATACTTCACTATCATTGTGAATATAACTAATTTCATCATACTCAAAATATGTTGAATCAACAGCACCAATTTGAACGAGAACTTTTGCTGATCTATATGTAGAAGCTATAGAAACGATATTTGTTGGAGATGAAGTCCCAGATGGAATGATTGTTGTGCTAGTATTAATATTTACACTATCACCAAGAGTTAAAGTTCCTATCCCACTTATATTATCATTTAAATTAAATGAAAATAGTTTTACGTGATAATTATTGATTTTTGATTTTAATGGATAAAATAATAGATTTCCATCTGTTCCACTAATACTAAAATCAAAAAAACCAAGATTCTTGTCCGAACAAGTTAAATCACCATATTGATTTAGAAACGCATTAGTGCCATTATGTATTAATGAGACTAAACTTATTTCATGTTGATTTGGTATTGTTTTATCGGAGACTAATGCAATATATTTTTTAGTTCTGAAATTATTTAAACTGAAAGAGTCTACAATACTAAATGGAGTTGCTCTTGGATTACTGTTAAACTGACTAGAAATATCGTCAATCATTAATACCCTATTTCCGATCGATTCAATATAATCTTGAATAACAGTGGAGTTAAATATTACTTGATTTGAACTTAGGGAATCATCTATAATAATATTATTTTCTCTTGCTAGGTCAAAATCATAAACACAATTCAAACTAACCTCAGATGATAAATCGGAAATTGCTGTTAAATCGCCTTGATCTTGGACTGTAGAAATTCCTATATTTTGTGGGATAGACTCTATTATTAGATTTCCAAACTTTTTAAATCCTGCAGTATGATTTAAAGTACTTACTGGATTATCCCAAGTACTTAAATCGATTTTAGACTTTAGATCATATGAAAAATATTGATAATAGTCACTATCATGAACTCTTTGGAAGTTATTATTTAAAAATCCAGTTTCACGATTCCAACCTTTTCTGACAATAGATGACGCACCAATTTTATAATCTGCAGTTGAACTGATTATTTTGTTGACAATCGCAACAGATCCTGAAGTTACACCTCTAATCTTTTGATTGATTTCAAAATCATTTGATGTCGAAACTTTAAGGTATTGATTATCAGAATCCCAATTTCCAACAACTCCCTCTGAGGTGACGGAATAAACAGTCTCTCCTCTGTAAAAAACATTCTTTTTAAGAATAGGATTAAATATTGGGAAATATGATTCCGGAACTATCTTACCGGATGAGTTAACATTATCAAAGTTTCCTGGAATTTGATCGTCAGAAATATTAGAAGAAAGACTATAAGTAACAATACCATTTGCTCCACCAATATTTGGATCAATGCCCGTTATTGTAAAAAGTGAATACTCGTAGTTTGATGAGTTGTATCCTATTCCAGTAGATCCAACACCAACACTAATTCCTTCTATTAAAACTTTAGATCCAATTTCAAAGGGAAAATCTTGTCTATCACTAAAACTTGCACCTAAAGTAACAGTTACGTCCTTTGAAGAACTATTAAATACAATATTTTTAATTTTTATTCCATTTGAATTATTTGTTGGAATAATCTTAGGAGTAACATTGCTTATTTCAGTGGTGTTTTTTCTAATTGTGACATTTGAGTCTCCGATTGAATATACTAATTCAACACCTTTAATAACTTTGTTTGTTAATGAATCAACTACGACTAACTTTGGTGCTATATTGTAGTTCTTCCCTGCTGATGTTATTCCAATATAATCAAATGTCGATAATGCATCAACAACCAGTATGTCAGGATATTTGACCGTAGGTCTAACACTAAAATCTGATGAGTAATCAAAACCAATATCTTCAATATCAATAGATGTGACTTTTCCAATTGAATCTGTATTTGGAATAATAATAGCACCAGAACCAGATTTGGAAGAAACTGAAATAACACTGGGCAAGTCGGAATATCCTCTTCCTTTATTTTTAATTGAAATTTCTTTTATTGGACCCTTTATACCAACAGTATTAGTAAAATATTCAATTAAATTTGAATTAGATTCCAATAAACTAAAGTCTGAATTTTCTAAAATATTAAACTGAAAAATTGTTGAACCAATACCAGAGATACTATAT